TGCTTTCCGCCATACTTATAAAACATAACTAGATGCTGTAGCATTGTAGACATTGGTATTTTTTCATCTTCATAAAATTCTGGGTTATAGCTTGTATTAACGCTGATACCTTGATCAATATACTTTTGTAATACAGCCATAATCTTTAAATAACCTTCTGGGCTACGTTGCGTCCACAGTAGGTCATATTTGTTCTTTAAGCGTGGATAACCTGGAACTACTTGTTTGAGTACTCCGTGTTTACTTTGCTTTACACTAACGAATGCACGTGGTGGCTCTATTCCGTTTGTGCTGTTACTAATTTGTGCTGAAGTTTCAGCTGGCATAAGCGCCATTAAAGTAGAATTACGTATACCTGTTTCTTTTAGTTGCTTGCGTAGTCCTTTCCAATCTTGACGTTCTTTATGAGGCACTAATTCATCTACCTCTTTTTTGTATGTCATGTTAGGTGTAATACCTAGTCCATACTTAGTTTCCATAACGCCGGTAATATTACCTTTTTCAATAGCTAAGTCTGCACTTGCTTTAATTAAGTAATAACTCCATGCTTCTGTCCATTCATCTATCTTTGCTAATCCTGCTGAGTCAATGTCTTGATAGTTTAAGTCATTCTTAGCTAACCAGAACGCAAAGTTAATAATACCAACACCAAGTGGTCTACGTTTCATAGTACTTAGTTCGGCGGCAATAACGGGATAGTTCTGATAATCTAATAACTCATCTAATGCTCTAACTGCTAAGTTACATACACGTTCAAAGTCTTTAGGTGACTTAATGTTACCCCAATTAATAGCACTTAATGTACAAAGGCTAATTTCGCCTTCTTCGTCATGGAAATGCTTTAAAGGCTTAGTTGGTAAGTTAATTTCACAACATAAGTTACTTTGTTTAATAGGTGCAACCTGCTCATCAAATGCTCCATGTGTATTTGCATGATCAACATTTTGTAAGTAAATGCGTCCTGTGTTTTTACGTTCTTCCATAAACGTACCAAAAACGTCCGAAGCTCTTAGAGTCTTCTTCCTAGTAACTGTACGCTCTGCTTCTTCGTATAATTCTTTAAATTTTTCTTGATCGTTAAAAAAGGCTTCGTATAGGCCAGGAACGTCACTAGGTGAGAATAAAGTAATATCTCCGCCAGTCATTAAACGTTCGTACATTAACTTGTTAAACTGTACACCGTAATCCATATGACGAACACGATTGTCTTCTGTACCTTTATTGTTTTTTAACACAAGTAATTCTTCTGCTTCTAAGTGCCAAATTGGATAATACAATGTAGCCGCCCCACCACGTACACCACCTTGGCTACATGACTTTACTGCACTTTGAAATAATTTGTAGAACGGAATAACGCCTGTATGTGTAGCATCTCCACGTCTAATAGGTGAACCAATAGAACGAATACTTCCTGCGCCAATACCAATGCCTGCTTTTTGACTTACGTACTTGACAATGCTACTAACAGTAGAATTAATACTATCGAGGCTATCGTCAGTTTCGATAAGGACACAACTTGAAAACTGCCTTTGTGGAGTGCGTAACCCAGCCATGATAGGAGTAGGTAAACTGATATCAAAGTTGCTAATAGCATCATAAAAATCCTTTACATATTTCATACGTGTTTCTTTTGGATATGTACTAAACAACGTTGCTGATATCATCATATATGCAACTTGCGGTGTTTCGTAAATCATTCCAGTAGCACGATTTTGTGCTAGGTACTTTCCTCTAAACTGTTCCATTCCAACATAAGCAATATTTTCATCTCGATCATGTTTAATAAATGTGTTTAGTTGTTCAACTTCTTCGTCATTATAAAAAGTAAAAAATGCTTCGTCGTATATGCCTAGATCAACATTCTTACGAGCTATATCACGCAAGTGGTCTGGTTCAAATGAGTTGTATACTATTTTTCGCAAATGATAATTAATTAAACGTCCTGCTACCCATTGATAATTAGGTGTCTCTTCTGAGATAAGATCTGCAGCAGACTTAATTAATGTTTCTTGTACGTCTTTTGTTTCAATACCATTATAAAAAGATATGTGGCTCTTAATTTCGACTTCACTAGCACTAACTCCTGTAACACCTTCACATGCATAAAAAACTACTTTATGCATTTTTTCTAAATCTAATTCTTCCTTTGAACCGTCTCTTTTTGCTATAATAATATTTTTACTCATTTATCTCGTCCATATGTTGTTTTTGTTCTGTATCAAACAGTATTGTATTTAACTTGTGTTTATATCTAATAACTATTTGGTTAACTGTGTAACGTCAATATCTTCTAAAATATTTACATTGCCAATTGAATCTAACGTATCTATTGTGTTATAATTATAGTTGATTACATACTTATTGTCAACTAAAACTATTAACTTTATTTCACTATTATCCACATCTTGTACAAGCAACAATCTAGTAGGTGTGTTGCTGTACTGTAGAGTATATGCCATCATTAACGAAATACTATTGTCGTCATATACATTCTCTTCTAATAGTTCCCAAGGACTAAGCCATGTGCTATTATCGTATGGGTCCATTGCTCTTGCACTTACCGGTGTTGATTTCCAAAAATCTAAAACCTTTGTAACCTTCTCGCTAGTGCTTGGTAGTTCTTTAACTTCTGATCTCAAAAGACGCCATCGCTTGAGTCGTTCTTTCAAAGATAGTTGCCATGTGTCTTTCATTTGTTGTACTTTACTTGTATATATTTATGATACGTTGTAGAACTGAGCTACTCGTTTCGACCATTTAATTTCCCAATCTTTAAACTCTGCGGCGTCTGATTCAAACAGTTGAAACTCTAAATCTCCACTACACATAAAGATTGCAATGTTCTCAATCTTTGTTTCAAACATTTCGTTATGTGCTAATGCATATGCAGCTCCTTGCATGAAATAATCATCGATCCATTCACGTTTTTTAGGTTTATTAGTTTGTTTAAAGTCCATGATAGTTTGCTTACCTTTATACATACCAACTAAGTCAGTAGTACCAGCATATAGCTGTGGCAAACAAAGCATAACTTCAGTACCCCATATTTCTTGGATATCTGGTTCAATATTTTCAATAACAACATCTGCCATTTTCTTAGCTTGTCTATGAACAATGTTATTTCCTGGATTGTATGTGTCATACTGTCCAAGTGCCCAATGTTCTAGGATGTTGTGCATAACCGTTCCACGATTAGCGGCGGTTGTAGTTACACGTTGAGCTTCTTCTGTTCCTACACGTTTACGCCAGTTTGCAAGAGCTTTACGCTTCTCTGCTGGTTGTGTAGCACTAAGGATGGTAGTAACACTCGGAACTGGATCACCCCATGGGTTTTCATACAGTCTTTGGCCATCTACGCTCTTACGAGTTAATTCTTTATACGGATAGGGATTAGTTAATTTAAGCATGTATATATAATACTATACTTCTGAGAGGATGTCAATGGTTTCTTTAGTTAATATATAATTTTTTAATGCCCACATGTTACCTTGTCTACTCCAGTGATCATCTGTTGGAGATACTATTAATCCTGCTTTAAAACATTCTAGTTGTTCTTCTTTAAAAGGTTTTAAACCACCTTTGTTAATTCCATGTGCGGCATACATTGCTTTTGTCGCACTGGGCAAATTACCGGACATATGCAATAATTCAAGTTTTATTATATGCTTAAAGTTGTACAAATTATGCATATTATCGTACCATTGATCATTATAACTTTGCTTATGCTCTGAACTGCTCTCATCTTGCAATCCAAATAGAAACCCGGCTTCCATAGGATGTACTTTTTTAGGATTAGACATAATATTAACTCTTTCGTGTAATCCAGCACTATACCATATTTCTTTATTTGGGTTCCAACATGTGTAGTTATCAGATATTTCAAAACCTTCATATCTTCTATTGTTATATTCGGCTCCTGTATTAGCAAAGTACATATGTTTATCTTGACCAATTTTATCAATTTCAAACCTAAACGTTTGATTGCCCCATAGCTTACCTACTCTATGATTAAATGTTCTATTAGTAAAAATAAGGTCTACATCATGTTGTATTTTTGCATCAAGTAAACACCATTGATAATAGTCATATCCTCTGCCGCCGCAAGCATAATTATGATATTCGTGTTGTGGGAATTGTTGGGAAAGTTGATATGTCCAGCTATTTTTATACTGTCCATCTTGATGATAAGCTGAGAAGCTATCACCTATAAAGGCTATTTTCAATAGTAACTCCTTACCAGTAAATGTACCATTTCAATGTATTACTAGTAGTAGAATTAGTAAGTCTCTCTAACTTATAACCTAAGTTTTGAAAATGCTTAATTACTGATTCCATTTGGTTTTGCAATCCTCTGTCAATTGCAGTACCTTGCCATACATTAAAATAGCTAACACTAGTTGGATGTGTTATACTGTACGTGCCAGCAGTAATACCTAGTGAAGTATTTGCTGTGCCTGCACCAATTATATAATTCCATGCGTTTGCTGATGCTTCTATAGTTAATACCAAATATCCTGCATCTTTACTAGCTGTAATTCCAGCTACTCCTGCATCATTAATATCACTAACTACTGCATTAAGTGAGGTTCCTGTAGTACCTAGTGTGATTGTCTGTGCATTTATAATAACAGTGTCTCCATTAGAGACAGTTGGTGTGTTTATTGTTCCAATTTTATTTGCACTTGGAGTTGACAGTGTCATTGTTGTAGTATCATCTACATACGCTTCGAAATTGCCTGAAGAACTTTCAGTGATTACTTGCTTCATGATAGCCTGTGTTTCATTAAACACAATCATATCTTGTGATGCTTTTGCCCTTGCCTGTGCTGCGTTCAATCCTACACTCATTTGTTTAACTCTTTATCTACTTGCTTCTTAGCCATCGCCTTAACTTGTTTATTACCTTTTTCTGGATCCACCTTGTTAAGGTTAGACGCACCCATACTCGCTGTGTTAAAATAAACTACGCCATCTTTAATGTTGTTAACGATAGGCAAATTCTGTAATTCATCGAACAAACTCTGATCGTCTGCATCAATGCCCATAGATACAAGTTCTTTAACTAATGCATCTATAGGTATACTTTCAACACCTTCGCTGCTTAATATCGATAAGAGATCTATTACTTTAGAGTCTACCGAAGAGATTTCCATTAGGTCAGCGTATCTCATACTACTTCTTTAAAACCGCAAATGCTTGCTTTAAAATTTCTTTATTAACTTTGCCGTCTGCCTGTGCTTCTTTTACCATACGTAATGCAGTTAGATATGAATCTTCTTTCATTTCTCTTCCATCTACGTCTGATTCTGCACTTGCCGCGTCTGCGCCTTCAAAGTCATCCATTGGTGCTTCTGCGTCAACATCCATCGGTGCGTCTAGTCCCATTTCTGGTTCCATTGTAGCATCCATGTCTGCGTCCATTCCATCATCCATACCCATGTCTGTTTCTGGTGCTTGGCCTTGAGCTACTAATACAGCGTCTGCAACCTGTGCGTTTGCTGCCTTAACTGCTTCCAAAGCTGAACCAATTGCTGCTTCTGCTGATGCTGTAAATGCATCTGCTTCTGCTACGCCAACTTCTTCTTTCATTGCATTGGTAATGCTCATTAACTCTTCTACTTGCATACTAGCTAAATTTTCAGCCATTTTCTGTAGATCGTCTGCCATTTGTTTTGCGGCTAGTAGGACTTCAGCTGAAGCTAGTTCGTCTTCTTTTAAAATGTTTGTTTTCATAGCTGTGTTTATACCTTCTAGTACTAGCAATAACTTCTGATATCGCTTGTCACTTACTTCAATGCCACTTTCACGTAGCTTTGTAATTTTAGTTTCAGTTGCTACTTTAACCTTTGCTAATTTGGCATTTCCTGCCGCAAAGTCAAATTTCATACCGAATACTTCGTTTAGAACTTTATCTAACTTGGTTAGTCTAGTTCCTTCTAAATGTTTTAATTCCATATTTTTTACCCCACTAGGTTTTTGTTATATAATGTATTTATGCTCAAAGGGCCGATTTGATTTGTTTTTTCAAACTACTCATCTTCGACACCGCTGCCTGTTGTTTTGTAATTGCAATATCAAGTTTATAACCTTCTTTAAGAGTCTTGGTTTTAACCCTAAACATTGCCGCTTCCGCTAAGTTACTAGCATATCTATTATCTAAGTCTAATAACTTATCAATATTGATTGTATTACCAAATAGTAAACCTTTAACGATACCCATAGCAGTTTCAAACAATGCTACTTGACTATATAACGTTTCGTTACCTTCTTTGATATTATAAAATGTTTTCTTTATACCCGGCACTACTGTTGCCTTTTCAAGTACAACTTCATACCTGCCTACTGCTACAGTATCATTGACTTTTGAAGCACTTAGTAAAGATACGTCATGCTTTGATTCAGTAATAACTTGTTTAGTAGCTGATGTTGTAGCCTTCTCAAACTTTTCTAGAATTGATAGCATTCCTACTGCATCTTTACTAACGCTTGCTAGTATAGTTGGCTTAGGTGCATTCTTTAAGTTTTGTGCTTTTGTTGCAGGTGAAACTTCCATAGCTTCTACTTCGTTCAGCTTGGATAGTATTGACATCATGTCTTGTACTTCTGGTGTTGGCATTATAGACTCCCTTTCATTCGTTCATAATATACTTTATTATTCTCTACTATTTTTCTAACAATGTTCTTGTTAACTAAACTTTGAATTAAGTAATTATCACGTTCAGATAGGTCCGTTTTACATATACGTTCTAATAAGTTTTCGTACATTTCGTTTTCTCTTAGTGATAAGAATGTTGGGATTCCGCCTGGCGTTTCAATTGTTTTCATTTATCTGGCGCCTGCTAGTTGTTTTAATCGTTCAATTTCTTGTGCATTATATGCTGCCTGGTTGGCATTTTCTGCACCTTGTTGTGCATTTTGTCCACGTTGGACATCATCTGGATCATCATTTGGTGATGCTCTATTTGCACCTTGTCCAGTGGCAGTTTTACTTGCGCCTGCTACTGTACGGTTTGGGGTTCTTGAATCTCTGTTTTGATCTTGTGCTATGTTGTTAGCACGTCTATTTTCTACGTCTCCAGATCCAGCTCTAATAGTAGCTCTACTTGGATTCGCTGTGCCTGCTCCGCCATATCCGGCTTCGTTCATTGCACTTAAATCTATAATTTCTGAGAACTCTTCTGGTTCATCATTTTTCATTGAGCTCAATAGTTTTAAAGTTTGTGAAAATGATAACGCTTTTAATTGTTCAACAATATCTTCTGATGTTAGCTCCATTCCAAACTTTACGTTTGCAAAATCTATTACAGTATCAATTGTGCTGTTGTTTATTACATCCATGTTATTATCCTCTAGCCTTATTTAATCTTGCTACAATACGACTTGCAGGACTTAATCTTTTAGTCCTCTGTGCCTTCTTGTTCATTCTAGCACCTTTAGCGTTTTTTGTTCTTTTTAATATAAACCTTTTCTTAAGATTTATAGGAGCAGCACATTGACCTGGGTTTGCTACTACTCGTCCCTTACGTGGTCCTACTGTGCATCTAAATTTTCTAGCTACACTATTTCCTCGTTTAGCAAAAACTACTTTAGCTTCTGAAACGATTGTGTTGTATGACTCGTTAAGTAACATTTAACCACCTACTAACGGCGTGACCGTATTTAGATTTAACAATAGCAATACTACTGTTGAAAGCAAGCCGGCGATAACTGTTGCAGCTGCTCCAATTACTAGCTTGTTGCTACCAAGTGTTGCCGCTGTCTGTTTCTCTGCTACCTTATTCATAGCAGATGCCAAAGCGTCAACTTTGGACTCTAATCTGATTAATTTTTCTTCTAACACGCGATATCTCTCCGCACATAAGTCTACATGTGCCTCTAGATTTTCACGCTCAAGTCTTGACTGTTGCATTGCCATATTTTGCTCTCGCAATCTTTAGCAGCGTCTTTAAAAGAGCTGATTTAAAAAAGCAACAATCGTGTTACTTACATTACTATTTATACGTTTTCGCTGAACTTAAAGTACGTATTTTTATTATTTGTCTTTGTGTCTATTTGCTCTGGATTAATGTTCGCTGTTTCTTCTAATATTGTGTGTATTGGTGTTTTGTTAAAGTCTTCTGTTAGTTCGTATGTAGGGTTTGTATCTCTTCTCCATGCATCTGCTGTATCACTTGCAAACTTAAACACCCAAACATCATGGATTCCAGTAAAGTTTGATCCAAACTCGTAATCCGATAAGTCTACTGCGTCTAGCTTACTTACACTACTTAGTACAGGTTGCGAACGCAAACTTATGCATTGTATAAAAGTATTTAAGTTCTGTGCTTCAAAGTACCCATTAGCATCATCTTTAGGTGTGAGTACTCCAGTATCCGTAATATCAACTAACGTGCATATTGTATAAAAATCAGTGGATCCAGTTAAAACCTCGTTAGGTCTACTTGTGCCCATATCTTACATACCAGTCATTTTGCCAGCAGTGTAACCTGCCGCAAATGCTGCTGCACCACGTGCTACTCTAGCGCCTATTGACTTCTTATCGTCTCTGCCAATTAACAAGTTCTTGTCATTTGCATATTTTCCAAACATTGGAAACAAATCACTGCGTCTAGCATTAAGTCTAAAATGCTTGTTTAATTGTGTGGCTGCTAACTGTTGTTGATTTGTAGTTAAGTTGTCCCAACTACCTACTAAGCGTCTTGCCGCTTTTAATTTTGGATCTTGGATAGCTAAGTCTTTTTCTAGTTTATAGAAAAATGCTTGTACGGAACCTGGGTTTAACTTACCATATTCCATTTGCTTTAAAAAGGCTCTAATTCTACGATCATCAACTCTTACTTTGTTTAAAAGTAATTTGTCTTTAGGATCATCATTTAGTCCTTCTGGTTTTTTCAATGAGAAAATTGTTTGATACAAATCTGTTCCACTTGGACTAGCTCTATTAAATCCACCAAATGCAGTAGTACGCTTAACATACTTTGTTGCTTCTGGTGCAAACTTATAATCGTTTGACATAGCGTAAAGGCTTAACATACTAACAAATAAATGGTCAGTAATACTTCTAGCACCTTGGCGCTGAATTTGTGTTCTTGTTTTAAACATACGTGCTTCACCCAATGATTGAATAAACTTCAACTCTTTTAGTGGGTTTGTTTCTCCGTACTGTTCTTCTATTTCATTCATAATATTTTCCTTAATCGCTAAATGTGTCCATTAGCATGGGTCCAAACGTTCCGCCTGCCCAGGCTAGTGCTACGAGTGTAATAACTCCGTATACTAACCACTTAATCTTAAAATCGTCTACTGTCATTTTTAAACCTATTAGTTCATTACCAAGTACCCTTAATGATACTTCTAATTTCCCTACTTCATCTTTTGGTTTTAATGCCGACATTTTAATTATCTTTCCTGTGCCATATTTGCGGCTGTAAATCCTGCTCTGTTAACTAGTTTAACATCCTTGTCCACTACATACCCTTCACCGCCTCTTTGACCTGAAGTGCTAGCTTCAACATCTGCGTCTTGTGCATCTAGTGTTTTAATAACTATATTCTTTACTTTTTGAATGCCTTTAATAAAATTAAATGTTGCATTAAATCCGTCTATGTTACTATTTATGTAATCCATTAAACGTGCTTTCTTTGGTTCTGATAACTTACTACCATCAACAAACTTTTGGAAAGTACTTCCAAGATCATTTAGGTTGCCTGCTTTAACACTGTTGTTGATGTAAGCATAAAGTATCTTGCCAAAGTCTGCCATTTTTAATTCTGGTGGTACTGCAAACAATTTATCTATTGCTTGTGCATTTTTGTCTAAGTAATTTTCTAATTCGTCTATTGCTGGAATGTCCACACCTGGAGATTTTGTTACCATTACAGGTGGCATAATGTATGTTGCGCCTTGTTGAAATTGTGTCATATCAACATTGCTTTTTTCGCCATCTAAGCCAACTGCCATGTGTATTACTACACCAACTTCACTGTCAGTAATCTTCTTACCAACTTCACTGTCTGCTTTTACTGAATACGTTGTTGTGTTAGGTGTGAATACATATTTGTTGTCTGTTACTTGTGGCTTTGTTAACCAAAGTAAATCACCCATCACATATCCTCTAAAGTTATCTGGTACACAACTTTCTACTTTATCCCATATGTTAGTCATTGCTCCTATAAACTTTTTATAGTCATTTGCTTTTTTAGCATCTGGGTTTTTTGCACCTGGGCGGTTGCTTAACATTTGATTTAGACCTTTAGCACTAGTTGCTTTTCCGTCATAACCTTTTGCACTAAATCCACTTTTATCAGTAAGTACAAATTCACCTTTTTCATTTCTTCCAAACATAACAGCTGGTGAGCCGTCCCATTTAATAGTAACTGTATTTGGTTGTTGTTCTACTTGATGTAATGTTGCAATTGCTTTTTTAGCACCTTGACTACCGTCCCATAGAATAAGATCTTCTAAGTGCTGAATTCTAGCACCGCCGGCATCTTCTGCTAATTTAGTTAAATTTGGAGTATAAAGATCTTTCTGAACTAACCTGCGTTTGCGGCTGTCTCTGTTTAGGCGTTTCTTTGTTCCTACTATATGTTCAATATCACTTATTTTCATTTCGGTCCTCTAATTTTCCTAACCCCACGATTGAATCGTTCTGGGTCTCTATTCTTTATACTTAACATGATACGCTTTGTCAAGTCTTGTGCTACGTCTGCATCGTAATGATTCTCAATTAAATCTAATACATTTATAACACTACTTATGGCGTTGGAACCTCTACTTTCTAAGATTGCATCTTTAGACTTTTTTGGAGCTAAAAGATTTATTTCTTCTAATAAGCTACGAGTTCGTTTCTGTGTCATGTTTCTTCTCCAGTAATAATTTACTTCTTACTTTATTGTAGTATTTATCTAACTATTACTTCTTTTGAGCATAGAACGTAACTTGTCGTGGCCCTGTATTGTGTTCTCCACAACACTATTTTCAGCAATATTCTTTTCTTGATGTGATACTTTGTTTTGTGCTTTAATTTTCTCAAACATAGCACTAGGTTGATTCATTGTAGTTCCTTGATCATCTTCGTCTAGATCCTCAATACGCAATCCTGCAATATCAAATTTTAAGTCTACTTTTTGTCCAACACCACTACTACTACGTGTCTTCATAAACTGTACTTGGTAACGCCCACGTTCACGCATTGCTTGGCTTGTAAATATACCAATAACGTTGTCTGCTGTTTGAATCTTACTTATACCACCTGCAATGTGGGAGTGATCAAATTCTACTTCCTCTACTGCCGCTCTGTTTAACTGAGATGCTGTTGCAAACAAATAATCATATTCTACTGCAAAGTTACGTAATTCTTCTGATACAAATTTATCTTTAATAAACAAATCACTTGGATTTACTTTATTTTGTGCTGGCATCATTAGATCCAAGTAATCAATACATACTGCATCTATTTTGACATCACTTTTAATTTCAAATTCTCTAATATAACTTGTAATAGCATTAATTGTAATACCATTTGGCAATTGTACAATCTGTAGCTTACCTGCTTTCTTACCTTGCATACGTACTTTTAAATCTACGTCAGCGGCGTTCTTAAATACTGATCTTGTGTCCATGCCAGTAATCATACTGTCTAATCGCATACTAGATAATTCTTCACTAAGCTCTAGTGTAATATATACTACATTCAATCCTGCAATTGACCAATTCAGTGCTAAGTTCTGTAAGAACAAACTCTTACCACCACCCGATGGAGCTGCAAATATATTTAATTCGCCTCTGTTAAATCCACCATATAGTTTGTTATCAATATCTTTCCAACCTGTGCTTGTGCCACCACGTTGATTACGTACACGTTCAATACGTGCCGCTGGATCTTCCCAATAGTCTGTACCCATATGTTTAGCAAGTCCAATATTGACTGCATCTTTAATCATACGTTCTACTGGTCCGTAGTCACCTTTTTCTAACAAGTCTGCACTTGTTAAGATTGCACCTTCTAATGCTTTATGTCTACAAAATACTTCAAACTCATCTATAAACCATTTCTTGTGTCTGTCATCTACATCTTTTAGTGGCTGTAACTCTAGCCCTGTTGTAGCTACAATTTGCTCCAATGTAGGTAACGCACTATATCCCATAGAATGTTCTTGTATAAACTCAACACCCTTGCGTAGTTCTCTATCAAAATACAAAGGATCAAGTATTCCATTTACTCTAGCGAATAAGTCTTGGTCCTGAGATAAAAACTCAACAAATAATCGTTGTAAGTCTATGCCATATTCTTTTGCTTGTACATTTTCATCTTTTTTCATCATTTGCAATACTTTCTCATAATTAATTCAATTTTAGTTGCATTACTTTCTGCACTATTTAATATACTCTTTATTGTATACAATCTTCCGTATTTTGTCAAGGCATCTGCGGCATCTTTGCAATCTTTCCATTCTGGAAATGCTACACTCCACCCATGCTTTATTGCTGCCTTACACATTAACTTTCCTGCATCATCTGCGTCTGGTAATATTATAATATGTTTCTGTAAGCTGTGTAGTATATCTGCTTGTTCATCATTTATATTATTACTACCTATTGCACACCCATCAGTTACTATTGCATCAAGTTGTCCTTCAGTTACAATAACAACATGCTTGTCTGGAGTCTGTCTATCTAACCCATACACAAAGTCTTTCTTAGGTTGCTGATTGTAGTACTTGGGCATACCATCTGGAATACTATCTCCTGCCCATCTTGCTGTGTATCCTACTACTTTATTTTTATATGTAAATGGTAATATGAAACGCTTGTTGACTCTACCATTTGTTTTACTATTACTATACATGAATCTAGGATCAGTTACATCAAACCCACGTCTAGTTAAATATTCTACTGCTTCCGACCAATCTGCTGTAGGCTCGTCATGTAGCATAAATGGTTTAGTATCTTCTGGCAGCTCTTTTAAGTCCCAATCAATAATTAAGTTTTTACGTTTCTCTGTTTTTATTAATAAAGTTGCTACATCTTGTTCACGTAACAATTCAAGTTGAATACGATTAATATCATTCTCATCTGCACCTAATGTAGTTAGTAATTGTTTTAATCTAGATGTTACTTTGCCCTGTGGTGCCCATCCAGTTTTAAATGTGCAATTAAAGCAATTATATTGAAACTTTTCTACGTCAAATAAGAATCCACCTCTGCCTTTAGTATCAGGTCGTGCTTGACCATTTCTAGTACACATTGGGCAATTGCCAGATATCCATCCACTAGGGCTTGATCGCCAGTTAGCCGGTACCAGAGTTCTTACGTAGTCGTTCATCAAAGTCATACATGTATATTACACTCTTATTACTACTTTGTCAAGTGTTCCTGTTGGTGATGTGTGTTTTGTTCTGATTAATTTTACGTTTGTACGGAATGTCCATGGATCTATTCCAGTGTGATTAGTATATGGGTAAAATTCTTCGGTGTACGAGCCTAATATTATGTTAAACCAGTCGCTTTCGCCTGGATTGTCATTTAATGAGCCTTGCACCCAAAAATTACCTGTGTAGCCTGTGCCATATACTGCTAGTGTAATTAATCCGTTTGGTTTGTTATAGTATCCTGTGGCTTTCATGGCACTACTGTAATAGTATGTGTCTACGCCTACAACTGAAGTTGTAAAGGATGAATTAATTTGTGTTGTTAATGGTAATGCATCACCATCTTCTGTTACTTCAACAGTGTAGTTAGGTCGCATGTTTAAGTCTGCAAACATAGGAACAACTAAACCTTGATCAGTAGTGTAACTAAACACTAGATCATAAAATCCTTGTGAGAATAAAGAACTCTCTCCACTTGTAATTATTACTTTAACACTACCTGCATCGTAGTCTGTTATAATAGCTTTTTTACTAACTACAGTAGATCTATCATTACGATCAATTAAGGATACTTGCATAGTAGTGCCGTGTAACATAATTGGCTTGCGATCTTGGTTCTTTATAAAGAAGAAAAACTCAGTATCAAATCCTCGAAATAGTTTTAAAAATCTATAGTTAACCGGACTGTTTACTGAGGTACCTTTTGCACTTGCGTACTTGCCAAGCCCTGGCGATGAACCGTGGTCTTGTAAGGTGTAAAGATCACCTACTTGATTAATATTGTATGTTGTTCCGTAATTTGACATGTGTTAGACTCCTGTATTGTATTTATCAAAATTGTTCGGATTTTGAAAGCATAAATAGAAGTAATGCAAACAAAACATCAGAAACTATTAGACGAATATCCATTCTTAACTGTCATAGCATATGCCGGAAACGAATACCTTGGGATTATCCAAAATATAGATAACCATGTTGCTAGCTTATATGTGTACGATCGCTTAACTGATACCCAAGAGAGAATTAAGTTCTTGGAATTAGGCGAAGAATGGTGGTGGGAAACGAATAGAAAATTACCCATCAACATTGCATTACTTAATAGATGGAATTACCAATACGCAATTCAAAGTTTTAATGTAAAACAAATGGAAGTTATTGTAGGACCAGAAGTAAGACTAAGCAACAGCATCACCAAGCGGATTAAAAGACGTAGTATTAACCTTGTAAAGAAAAACCACTAGCTAACATATTTAATTGCAATACTATAGCAACTGCATATGCGTGAGCATGTGCTTTTTTAAAAAAGTATTCATCTGTGCTAGGTTTAACCCATACATCAGCGTTAATAGCGTCCCAACCCTTATTAAGTAAGTGACGCTTCGCCGGTCTGATTACTGCAAGCACTGCCGCTAGCTGTTCTACACTAGTAGGCTTCATTGTATTAATAATATCAAAGTGCTTATGTATGTGGAAACATTGTTCTACTACTTCTCGATGTTCTAGTAACTCCCACATAGGATCCATTGCAAGCAAATCATCTAGCTTCTTCTTAGTATCAATAGATTTATATAATCCAACGTTAATAACATCAATTTTAAAGTAACCCATAGACTCTGCTTCTTTATGATCTATTGTGCTAAGTCCATTAAAAGGATTACTTGGTATTTCATGGAAGTACACACCAGTGTTATGTTTTACTTGCTTATGTTCGCGAGCAATCATTGCAGGTGTGCCGTTAATAAGGTTTAATAGCTTATCTCTATTAGCTACATCAATGTCAATATCTGTGTTAACTATCATTTGGGTCTTCCTTATCCATTTTATATAACATATATACTGGTAATACAAAACATGCTAATATATAAATCAATGACCATATCATATTTTCATTTGCTCCATAATTTCTGTTACAAATCTACCATCCTGTGGATTGACATTCATTCTACGTTGCCAATAATCAACATCTAAATAATCTGTTATCATTTTTAGTTGTTCGCCACTCATGTTATCAATTAAATCTTGTGCCGCTGTACTTGTAAACAATACCCACGGACTAATTTTGCCACTGCATATATGAAATACTGCAAGTGCTGGTGCTATTGTATGAAAGTATGTATTATATGTTGTGTTGTTTTCTTCTGCCCACTTCTGTAAAAACAATACAGTACGCTCAACACCTCTTTCACACGATTCGTTGTTTTGTCGTTCTTTCATCCAAGCCGCAAAATGCTTATCTCTACACCAATGGTCTAATCTTATTGAATTCTTTAATAGCCAAGTTGTGTAAGACGGTACATCATCAATACCAATGTCCCTACAATAATAACCATACTTACAGAACGCAATATAATATTGACTTTTTGCAAACTCCTGGTAGCTTTTTTCATTCTTTGCATTTGTTCCTATTTTATAGAATAACTGATAACCTCTAAAACCAAGTTGTACATGCTTTTCGTCTTTTTGCATGTGCCTACGCTTCTGTTCACATAAATGAACAACTAGTGTATTCTCTTTCTTGAATGTTTTAGAACAGTATTCACATTTAAACATTTATTTTAACAGCTCTTTAATTTGCTTCTTATCGTACCCATACTCTTCAAACAACTCCTTGAAGTCATCTTTAGTTTTAGTACTAATAAAAATTTCTACTTCATCGTCATTCAGATGATTATAGTTTTCTATAACCCACTTCTGTATCTTACTTTGTTTCATTGCTTTTCCAGGTGCAATCCAAGGATGGAATGTAGTCTTCCCTAGTCCAACTAACTGCATTAGCTGATGTTGCAACTGTGGGTGCTTACGTAGCTTGTTAAAGTGTACATTTACTACTTCGTTAGTCCACTCTAAGTAATGCTCAGTAAACATCTTATCACCACAACTACTAGTATAACGCATTAGTAGCCATATGCCTAGCTTTTTCTTTTCTTCTTCAGTAAGACTGTCATACCAACCTCTATCCTTGGTATCAATACCTCGCATCTCTTCTTTAATGTTTAGTTTATTTGACAATTACTACTTCTCCTTCAGTTTCTATCCAAACTTTAGCACCACATGATAGTGGTTTGTCTGGACTGTATATAACTTTCGAATCACCTTTAATAGACACTTCATGTCCATATGTATTACTCTTAGAAGTCTTGCATGTTAATACAGGTTCTCTTTCACCTGTCTTAGCATTACGTTTAACAACGTGCTGATTAACATGTATCCTAGTCTTCATAGTTTACTACCAAAGCTCACTAATGTCAAGTACTTCAGGTAACTTGTTTGATTCCTTTACAAACAGTACACAGGGTGGATTTGCTCCGTCATGCAATGGAACATTTAATAAATGTCCAAACTTTAGCTTAGGTGCATACCATTTTACATCTGTGTAAATATTAGTTATTGATATGTCCAAGTACTTAGGTGTAAATCCTGTAATAGGATTAAATGCAAACACACTAAAGCCCCTGTCATTCAAACTCATTAAACTTACAACTTCTGGATCACCAACTGATGGATCACAAATAACTATGCTCCAATCTAATGGCATTGTAATTGAGTAATCACCAATTTTTAATACTGCGGCTGGTGCATAAAAACTTTCTAGGAACACTAATGGAATAAAATAGTAATCAATGTGTCCTGGGTTGCTATAGTCTAAAATGCTGTATCGTAAGTCTTCTACCTGATCTGGAATCTCATCCAGTTCGTAAGTATTGTTTTCTACTGTTAAAATTTTCATATTTTATTTCCTGTGTGGCTTATTGCCATTCTACTTTTTCTATAGAGAATGGATAATTGGCTTCTTTATAAAACTTCTTACGCTCGGTTAAGTGTTTTTTACTAAATTTTGCTGTACTTGTAATGTCCCATATTTGAACATTGTCTTTATCTTCAGCTTTACGTATTCCACGTCCAATACTTTGTATTACTCTAACAAAACTCTTACCGGGCTCTATTAGTACTAAGTTAAAAATACGTGGAATGTTAATACCAACTGCCGCAACTCCGTATGTTGCTACAACAATTTGGTTTGTTCCTTCATTAATCTCATCATAATGATCTTTACGTGTTGTAGTTTTCATCTCACCACTTACAAAGTTTGCATGTGGAAGGTTTTCACAAATCATTTGTCCACCCTTGATACGATCTACTAATACTAGTGTGTTTCCGCTTTTACTAATCTTATCAATTAGTCCACTAATATGTTTTATACGTGCTTTGTCTGTAGTTAAATAACTTAACTCACTTTGATAATTATTGTAGACTGCAAACTCTTTCATTTGCACTACGTTAACATGACATTGACTTAATACATCCATCTCCTGCAACGTGCTTGCACTTAGCTTGTTAGTTACTTCACCTAGACATGCTTGTAAGCAAACCTTTTCATGTTCTGCCTTTGGTATAGTTCCTGTTAGTCCCCACCTTAAAGGAATCTTTGCAAACTCCTTAGTCAATAGTTCTTTTAATACGTCTGCTTTAGCTTGATGAACTTCGTCTACAATCACACATACTACGTCTTCTGCAAACTCTGCTAAACTTAATTCGCTTTGTCCTTCTCTAAATCTTTTCTTAATACTATTCAAACTCTGCCACGTACAAATTGTATGTGTTTTGCCTAGTTCTTTTTTGTCACCGTAATACACGCCAACATCTAATCCTAAGTTCTCATAATCTGCCGCTGTTTGTTTTACCAAGTCTTTGTTTGGTACAATAACAATTGACCTTCCATACTTTTCTACACGTTCACTAAGTGCCGCTGTAATAAGAGTTTTACCTGCACCTGTTGCAATTTCTTGCAAGCAATGTGGAGTTTCTAAATACTTGTTTACAATCTCAATCTGATAATCACGTAGTGTAACTGGCTGTCCTACCATTTGGTGTTTTTCAGGCCACAGTTTATGTTGAAATGTTGATTCATCTACTACATTAAAATCAAGTTCATATTTTGTTCTTAAGTCTTCAATGTCAATGTCATAACCTTCATTCATTATAATGGGAAGCACTTTGTCAAGTAAGTTAGTATATGTTACACCACCTACTGTAAAGTAACTTTGACATCCATCCCATCTACCCAACTTATATGCTGGCACGTGGAATGCGTATGGAAGAAAGAACTTTAATTCCTTCTCACATTTTCTTCGAGTGTTAACGTCAAGACCTTCGATCTTGCAGTTCACTTCATCTTTTAATACGATTTTACATTTCATACTATTATAATACACTAATTGTTAAGGAAAGTCAAGTGGTAGTCACAAAAAAAGCCCCGAAGGGCTTTTCTAATTTAGAAGCTATACAACAGCAACCCTACGCATACATGTAACTTCTGCAGTACGTTTCCACTTCTCAGAACCGAAGCTCTTTTTCAAGTCTGCTAATTTAGTAACCATACGCAATGATATTTCACGCATCTTTTCTTTGTTACTAATCATAAAGTCCATTATGTCTGTTTCTTCTTCTGCTGTAAAGTCATACTCATTAAGCATGCCATCTGCAACAATCTGCTTACAACGTAATACTTTTTCACGTGTAGTATCCATTGTAAGATCTAAGTAATGACAACGTGACATGATTGCCGCTAAGTGATCTTTAATTTTACCACGTACATTATCAAACTTAAGGTTAGTAATAAAAATTACACTACCTTGGAATTCAAAAGTATCTGGAATACCTTCCCTACGTAGTAATGCACTATCTGTATTCCAGCATAGCTTACGCTTCTTACATGAGTCAAGTGCTGCCTTTAGCAAGTTAAGCGATGTCTCATCATACAATACTGTATCACAATCATCTAACACAAGAACACTGTTTTTGTCTGCATTATTGTAAAGTACTTTGTACAAACCAATTGCACTACTAGCACCTTTAATAACTTCAAAACGTAATTTATTGTTAGCAAGGACATCAAACAAACTATTCTTTTCTAGAACTTGTTCAACACCATATGACTTACCAACTCCTGGAGGACCCGTTACAACCATACCACGTACAACACCATCAATTGATGCTTGTGTCATATCGTCTAGTATTTGGAAACGTTCACGCATACGTTCAATAATCTGAGCGTCTGTTTCTTTGGGATTGTCTACAACGTTATTTGGAAGTACTTCAATAATTGTCTCGCCTTTACGATCTTTACGAGCTTTCTTAAGTTGCATTGTTTTCGACATATTTTGAACTCCTGTTCTTTTGTTTACTTCAATTAACTAACTTTATATACTAAGTATACAGTAAGAAGTCTTACTTGTCAACCGGTATATTGCAATTATTTTAATCTTTTTTTGATTAGTTTATTCATACGATTGGGCCAGTCCAAAAGGACGGCCCAATTGTTGTAAGTATTATACTGCTACTCTTTTTTTAGATATAGTGTACTCGTTAGCAGATCTGCCAACGTTACCTTCTGAAATAGCTGTAGCTCTAACATTAAAGCCCATGTCTCTTAATTCAGATAGTCTAGCACCCGGAGATGCGATGTCTAATTTATCTCTTAGACTGTCCATAGTAAACGTTTTACCAGTACCCCAGAATCTTGCTAGGATTTGTTGGTTTTGTGTTCCTTCTTTAAAGAACTTAGTTCCTACTGCTTTTTTATTTTTCATATTATTACTTCCTTTTAGTTTGTAACAAACTGTTTGTCTGTTAAGTTAAGTATATAATACTATTAATCGGGGAATATGTCAACCTTTAATAAACCCCTATAATGCTAGGATTTTTACCCGGTTTAACATAGTTTCTTTAGAATCTGAGTACTTTGACACTTCATGGTTCTTAACTGTGCCTCGTATCTTAATAACTCTATCAGCAACAATGTCGCTAATATCTGGTTGATCTCTCCACCAAAACTTAATAATGTCTTTACCCATGTAACATGCAGATATCATGTAAATGTTACTAGATTGTATAAATTTAACATCTAGCACTTCTACAGCAAGATCGTAACGTTTAGACTTCTCACCAAAGTATTGGCTACTGTGCTTCAAAGAAACCATTTTATCAGCTACTACTTCACGTTTTTTATCAACTGTAACACTATGTGGCAAGCTAGCAATAATACTAACAGAAAACTTACTTACATCAGCTTCTGACAATGCTTTAACAACATTAGCTTCAAAGTTGTTAAGATTATTAGTCATCTTCTTAATCATAAGTTTGCCGTTAATGTGATCAACTAAGTCTGTACCCTTTGATGAGTACTCATTTACAATTGCTGTAGTTCTTGCCTTTGAAGATAGAATTTTTCCAATTTCAGACTTATTGTCCTCAATTCTTACTTCTGTTTCAGAATCGGTAGTTGTGTCAATATACCCTTGACCACTGCGGATAAAACCTTGCTTTTCGTGTACTTTGATAGCTACACACATTACATCATGTACTGTAACTGAAGGGTAAGGAACTTTTTTCATATCATATACTCCGTTTCTGACTTATATATACATTATACGGTAAGATATCTTACTTGTCAACCTTTAATTTAGACTATAATGAAATGTCTTCTAATCCGGCTGCTCGTAATTTAACAATATTATTAATCTGAAAGCCTTTAGCTTCTAATGCTTTAATAATACCAATGTACTTGTTACGTACTAAGCTAAAGTCGTTAATCAAATACTGCATGTCTACTACTTCTTGTTCACCATCTACATACTTCTCTGCATCACGTGAACTAAGTGCTTTATTGTAATTTTCTAAAAACTTGCGAAATGTGCGTGATCTAAGTTTACGCATTTCTGTGTGAAGGAATTCAAGTATCGCTTCAACTTCTTGTAGTTGATTAAAGCGATACTCAACGATACCGGGCATGTCTCTGCTTTGACGCTCAAGCACACCTTTCATACTACATTCAAACCTGCCTTCTTCGATTTGTTGTTCGAAGAAAGAGATAGCCGAAACTATCTCTCCCAGGTTCTGTGTAACTTTACGATACCAAGCACTCATTAGTAGTCTTCACTTTCATCGTCTTCATTATACTCGTCAAAGATAGGTTCATCCTCTTCTTCTGCTTCTAACCAAGAATCCATAGCATCGCCTAAAAACTCACAATGATCAGAGATCTCTTTAATTGCAGGCTTAATATCAAACCCATAATCAGCTAGTTGTAGAATGACTTTAGATGCAAACTCGGGCTTATCCTTATCGTGAATAAAGTGCGTAGCTTCGTCGTACATGTTAAAAATAAACTCAAAATCTCCATCAGATAGATTCATTTACAACCTCCTCGGTTTCATTGTGTTCAATTAAATCGTCTTCTTCAATTGGGGCATCAACTCTTTCATCATCATACTCTGACATGACTAAGTCAAGTGCTCCATCTTTGTTAAGATTCCAAGGCTTACGGAACATTTTAATTACTTCGCCAGTTACCGGGCTAATGTACTCTAAACTGTTTCCACTTTTCTTTAGCAATTCTTTAGCTTCAAAAAAGTCAGTTAAGCCACTGTATGGTGACATACCTGTTTCGTATGGGATTTCAACTTGCACACTTTCAAACGGCTTAGAATAACGTGTTTTCATTACTTTACAAGCGGCACGAATACCATGTACTTGAGAAGTTTTATTTCCGTCTGCGTCTGTTTTAAGTTTTAGTTTACGCATAGCAATAACAATACTTGATGCATATATAAAGCCCTGTCCGCCTGAGATCTTGTCATCTGGGTCAAACATATCTTGTGATGCATAAGTGTGATTAGTTGCTAATAGCCCTACGTTGTATTGTCCAAACATATTAACTGTGTTACGTACTAATGATGTAAGTGCTTTAGGTTTACGACCCATGTCACCTTTCATATCACCTTTTTGAAACTGATCAACATCAGTAGGTGTTAGTAGCATACCCAGTGAATCAACTACAAATAACACTTTAGGACGTTCTTCATCGGCCTTATCAGCGTATTCTGCTTTGTAGTCTTTCATAAAGTCACTAACTGTTTTAGCAACGTCATCAATCATTGACATGTTTAGTTTTAGTAGTTTATCAGGTGTAGTGTCTACATCAAGTGCATGTAGCCATTTCTCATCAAGTGCGTTTTCTGAGTCAATTAAGATAACAAAAATGCCTTGATCCTGCGCCGCCTTTACTACATTGCCTGCGGCAATATATGATTTACCTGCACCACTTTCGCCTGCAAGTACTGTTACTTTACCTAGTGGAATTCCTTTAGTAAACTCTCCACTGATAAGTTTGTTTAGTGTGTAATTTCCGGTACTAATCCATGTATCAGGGTCGTTGAATCCAACACTTAGTCCTGGTACGCTTTTTGTAATAGCTTTACGGAATTTACTTACGTCAAATGGTCTCGCCATAGTTTTCTCCTTTAATTAATAAATGTACAGCAACTATTATGCCACTGTACATTCATAATGTTTATTTTAGCTTATTGCTTTCGGTTACGAATTGCTGCCAAAATGTCCTGGGCACTCGGTGCATCAGTAGTAGTTACTTCGGGTGCCGCTGCTGCCATTGCCATTGCTGGTTCTGGAGTTGCTACTGCCGCCGGAGGCGCTACTGGTGCCGCTACAGGTGCAACTGGTGCAGGTGCTGTAGGAACTGCTTCTACTATTGGTGCAGGAGCAATTGGTGCTGTTGGAGCAATTGGTGCTGCCGGAGCGGGTGCTGGTGCTGGTGCTGTACCTTGTGCAGGTGCATCAACTCCATATGGACGATAGAACGTTGCAAAACGTGCTGGATCGTACAATTGCCCATCAACACTAGCTTCAAACATTTCGAAGATAGCATTTAGTGCTTCAGCATCTGGCTTCTTAGGAAGATAATCATTTAGATTATACAAGCCATGTGTTGCAATTGCATCACGTTCTGCTTGATCTAAACTACGCTCCCTACGAGCCCAATTCGATGTTGAGTAGTCAGCATATTGACCCTTGGTAGATTTCTTAATTGTGAAATCAGTACCAGCTTCATAGTCTGTTGGAATTTCCTGAAACTCAGGATCCATCAGTGCTGAACTAATGATCTTATAGATCTGTGGTGAGATTACGAAACGCCTAATAGGATTCTCAGGTACTGAGTCTTCCTGCATTTCACTTTGTGGTACAAAGCCTTGGAAAATATACGAACGCTTTTTCCAATACTTACGACCCATGTCTTCCATAGATGGATCTTTAAACCAAGGACGAATTTCTGCGTGTACAGGACATTGATCGCCCCACATTTCCACACAAGGAACTTGTACTGTTACTGGTTTATTTTCGTCTCCACCTTTTACTCCTGGAAACTGTAGACGAATCATTTGACGTTCTTTCCAAAAGAAAGTGTTGTCTTCGTCTGCGTCTGGGAGGAATCGCAACGTGGCTGAAGTGCCTTCTGGAATGTTCCAGTGTGCGAATATTGCGTTGTCGCCGCCGCTATTACTAGAGCCTGAACTCTTTTTATCTTGTGCCTGTAATTTTGCACGGATGTCTGCTAAAGATGCCATTATTAGTTTCTCCTATTTTAGCCTTTATTTGTAGCGGAACAGTATCGTTCCACTTTGTTTAGCAACTAACCTCTCGTTAGTTACTTGTTTTGCCTTTGTTAGCCTTTACAGTATATAATATCTTACACCTACTGTCAAGTGTTTTTACAAAAAAGATTGCAAATAATTATGCAACCTTTCTACGTAATTCGTTTAGTACTGACTCATCTAGTGATTCAGCTGGTTGTGCTTGGGGTTCTGCATTGTAGTTTGAATCCAAGTACTTACATATCTTAGCAAGCAAAATAACATGTTTTTGAGGCAAGTTATGTAGCTCTGAGCCAATATGTGATAATATGTTAAATGCTTCATCATTCTTACTACACATAGCAAGGTATGATAACATACTGCTTAGTTTTGCCATTGCACCCATTCCACCTGAGTATTTTACTGGATCTTCATTATCAGGATGTTCTGGATCATTTGGATCAATTGTTAGCTTAAAATCTTCCTTACCTTTAATCATTTCCATTAAACGATCAAAATATTGCTTAGTTAGGTCTGTCATGCTATCTTTCTCCTTTATAATTCGTGCTACGGTTTCTAATACAGCGTCCATATCTGTATTCTTAAATGTATTATACATGAACTTATCTGAGATGTCAACCTCTGAATCGCTATTTTCTACGATTTCTTGTGGTTTTACTGCATATCCATCATATCCTTTAACAGTTTGTAGACTGTTAACTGTATGCTTTAATTCTGTTAGTTTTGCTTTAACTGTTTCAACAATGTCTTGATTAGCTTCAGTAACTAGCTTGTTTGAACGTACATGACGTAAAAACTGGTTACATTGTGTTACTTCATTACATATGCTTAAAATTGATTCACCTAGCTCATCATATGGTGTTCCGCCCATACTTACGTGCTTGGCCATAGCTTTAGCACCACTTAAATATTTGTGTGGGAAACGGAATCTCTCGCCTGCTGAATTCTCAATAAACATAGCTTGTATGTTACGTGAGCGTGAACCGCGTACTTCTTCATTAACACTCTTACTGTGTTTAATTACAAGTCTAGTTGACTCGGGTAACTGTATGTAGCTTGTTTTCATAGAACCTGTTGCACGTGCATATCCTTCTGATACTGTATCATGTGCGAAATCTTTTGGTACTATTTTCTTATCAAACTTTCTTATTGTATATTCTGCCATAGCGTTATGTCCTGCTTTCTTGATACTACTTAATAAATCTTTATGCTTATTAAAGCTAAAATCCGCTCCTGCTTGAACTAAAACCTCAACTTCGTCATTTTCTATACGTATAGTGACTAGAAAATCTTCATCATATGCATAGAGCCTTGCTGAGTTCTGTGCGTCTAAAGTTTTGTTTCCTCCAAAGTCAAACATTTTTAATTTAATGTTTGCACCTTTTAAGATGTTAAAGATTTCGGTTGATAATTCCATAGTAGTATTCCTTTAATGTATTTATCTAATTATGTTTTTTTACTATAACAAGCTAAACGGCATGGGTTCCATTCCGTCTTCGTCGTCAAAGTCTTCATTTAAGTATTCAAATGCACTTTCTTCGTACTTTGATACTTCCATGCTCATTCTTACTATTAATGCTAATGCCATTACTAAGTCATCAGTTTCGCCATCTTTGGCTGCATAGCTGTTTCCTCTGGCAATAAATGTTTTTAATTCACGTAGCAATGGTTTACTTGCTATCTCTATTTTTTCTGTTTCTATCCAATGTTTTAATTTTGAACATGCCGCAATTTTACTTTTGTGTGTAGTAGTAAAGCCTCGTCTGTATCTTTTAGCATTTCCATGTTGTCTTGTTTCACTTAGGAATGTACCAGGAAAGTTCTCTTCTCCTGTTTCTTCTACAACTACTAATGCCGCTTCGCCTAATGTATTGTTTTCCATACTGTAGTATATTTCACAGTCGCCGCCCGTTTCACTTTCTATATATTGTGATATTTCTCGTAGAATTTTAATCTGACCTTGTACTGTAGTTCTATTGTGCATCCACTCAGCTACCTGTTTCATTCCTGGCATACTGTATACTTCAATGGCTGCATTGTCGCCTCCTGTACCTAAACTAGGATCTAATCCTATTACATATAACTTGCCTTTAGCTACTGGTGCATACCAACGAACTTGTCCTGCTTTTGCATAAGCATCACGTGCTTCCATATTACTAAGTTTAATACTATCAATTAGTGTCTCATCAAACGCAATAAATTCACAGTTATGTTCACGTCTAAATCTTTCTTCACCAATTTTTCCACGCTCTATATTTGCCCAGTCTTCATCTCTATCTGGATGTACTTCCCATGATGCTAGGTAGTGTGCAAATCCGTTTATGCCTTGAGCTGTTGCATTTCCATACTCATCTGCATTCTTATTAGCATCTCTCCAAATTTGTGCAAATTGATCATCGTCCATGTTTGGTGTACTTGTAATAATACATTTACCACCTGTTGCCAATGTAGGCGAAAGTGATGTCCAAAACTCTTTAGCAATGTTAGGACGCACAAATGCAAACTCGTCTAAGTATGCTAATGATATAGACAAACCACGTCCAGTATTTTCTGTTGTACTCTGTGCTACAATGCGTGATCCGTTATCAAATTCCAACGATCCTTTGTTATATGCAGTAACACCAGCTCTAATGAAATCAGGTAGTGTTTCGTACGCAAATCTAATACGTTGCATAATTTCACTAGCACCTGAATATTTGTGTGCCGCAATAAGAATTGTTTGGTCTGGATTAAACATAGCATACCAAAGTAAATATCCTGCCGCACAAGTTGATTTACCTGTTTGACGTGCAAGCATACTAATGCTGTATCTATTATTGTGGTATGTGTCTACTAGTTCTTCTTGGAAGTCGTATAGAGCAAATTTCATACGTCCTTTTGTAGGATGCTGAATATAACAGTGTTCCTTCATAAAATGTTTAGGAGACTGCGAGCATAATGCAAGTTCATGTATTTGCTGTTCTGTATACTTTTCTTTTGTATAAGGGGTTTTAGTTAATTTTGTATCTACTGCCATACTACTATTTACCTTAATAAACTATGCAGTTAATAAAGAAAAATAGCGTAACCTAAGTTACGCTATTATTTCGGGAGGGATGTCTTTATTTATTTTTTGCTTTGTTATATGCTTCTTTGATACCATCAACTGTATGCTCTTTTAAGCCTACTTTCATGTCTTCTGCATCTAAGTAACGTTTAAGACTTAAATTTACACTCTGTGCATATTCATATGGGTCACCATGTGATGTTTCTGCTTCTTCAGCAGCTCCATCTGGAGTATTTGCCCATTCGTCTAATTTTGTTTTAATTTTCTCTTCTGATAAACCTGAGTTCTTCATAAGTGTAATTAACTGTGTAGTGTCCATTGTTGGAGACTCTTCTAAATCTTCTTTATCTTTAGATTCATCTTCATCAGCATCATCTGCTTTTTTTCCACCTTTAGAAGCTAGCATTTTTGCAAACGCTGCTTTCTGTGCTGGACTTTGTGCTTCATCTAAATCTTCTTTATCCCATGGTGCCTTTGCTACAGAAACTTTCTTCTTCTTCTCACCGCGTGGTGATTCGTAGTTTTTTGCTCTGTCCTGTGCTTTCTCTTTAGCTTCATCAGATATTGATTCTGCTACCCAATGTGATCCAGCTGCATCATGTGAATCATGTGTACATTCGCAACCTGGTTTAGGATTGTCAATTTGACATCCGCATGCTTCACATACGCCAGATGCTTCTGTCATTTCTTCTGCTTCTGGTTGATCCATAAGTCCTAGTTCAACAAGTCTAGCTTGAATAGCTGGTCTACAATCTGTGTCAGGACCTAAGTCTACTGACATTTGATGAAACTCATCAAATAATTCGTCGTCACCTAAAATGCCGTACATTACATCTGCAGCACCATCACCGTCTTCACCGCAAGGTAAAGGTTGTGACATTATTTCTTTTAGCTTTTCAATTTGCTCAGGAGTTTCTGGAACTGCCCAAGTGCCTTCTACCATGTCTTCTTCTTTTGTGTATTCTTTACCAGCTACTTTAAACTTTTCGCCTTTGTGCTTACCAACTTGTGCGCCTGAGAAAGCATTGCCTTCGTTTGGCTCTTCATTAAAATGCTTTTTTAATTCTTCTTCATCTTCATCATCCATGTCAGTAAACTCGTCATCTTTAAACAAATCATCATTTTCATCTTCATCTTCAGGATCAACAGATTCCATTTCTGGGTTTTCTGGCATTTCGTTATGACGTCTAAAGTCTGCTACAAAGTCTTGAAGTGTGTCGCCATCTAAATAACGAACTAATTCGTTAAATACTGGATGGTCGCTACAATCTAATTCGTCGCATAATGCCCAAACGCCTTCTGCTGTATCGCCTACTGCTTCTGGTGTTATTTCTCTATCGCTTGACTGGCTTTGAGCTCTGCTTGTGCCATGGCCAGCAAGTTTTAAAATTCTATCTAAATCACTCATCGCCTTTTTCCTTTTGTTTTTTAAGTTTTAATAACTCTTTAATGAAACTGGTGTTGTACTCATCACCATAATGATCCTTTGATTCTACTTTATTAGCTTCGTCATAATCAGGATCTTCCAATATACTTTTAACTTCTGTTCCGTCAGCCTCGATGTTATCATCGGGTTCGTTTTCGCCTTTAATTTTAAAAGTGCCATCTGCTAATCCTAACATATTGCGGATTCCATTTGCAAGTTCCCATCCACTAGCAATTAAGTTAGTGTCAAAGTCATATGTAAATACTTCATATCCTCTATGTTGTGGAAAATCACGTGGCGTACTTTGCAAAATTGTTTTCCGTGCAGCACCGAGTCCTTTAGAGTCGTATTTACCGAGGTGCTTCTCTATGCGATCACATTGTTCGTCAGTAAGTTCGTGTATTGTTTTCACTTTGAACTTCCAAGACTTTTTATTCTCTGTCAAATATTCAGTATAAGATTTCATTACAGTTATCTCTCCCATTAATACTATTTATCTATTTCAGGCAACTTATCCATAATTTCTGCGAGCAACTGTGTTCTATTACCAACAATCCTTGCTTCAGAGGCGCCTTGATCTTCATCTAAACCTAATTCGCTATTCTTCTGTGCTACATATGCATCTATCTTTTCGCTGTCTTTTTCAAGTCTAGCTTGACGCATTTGTAGTTCAACCATTTTCAATTTCTTGTCCATTTTAGCTTGTTTAGCTTGTAAAGCCGCACTAATCATCTTACTTGCACTATCAAATATCGGAGCCGCATGTCTATCTTCTACGTTTTTGCCTAGATCAACTAAATCATCAAATGTAGCCATTGCTTTGGCTGCATACTCGTCCATTTCTCTATCCAATTGTTCTAATCCTACTACAATAGGTAACGCTGCCGAAGCACGTTCCACCATACTCATTTCTCCTTGATACATTGCTATATCATGTTGAATATCATCTATTGTAGGCTCAACTGCTTCTTCTTCATCAAGCAAGTGATCTAAATCGGGTAAGTTTAATTCTTCTTCTAATTTTTTTGTCATATTCTATTTCTTCTTTTTTGAACCTTTAGGTTTATTAAATATCTGATGTTCAGTTATTACTCTAAACCCTAGTCCTTTTGATTTTGCATATGCATGTGCCGAAGCCCATTTTGCATGATTAACAACTGCTGCCGCTTTCTGCGATGGTGTTCTAGCTTCGCCTAATGTTTGACTAGCAGGCTTGACTTCAACTATCTCTGCATGATTCTTTCCTTGTTTGTCTTTATAAACAATTAATAAATCAGGTACATATGTACTAGCTTTTCCTGTAAGAGGGTTCTTATAAGGAATTCTGTGTGTTTCACTTCCCCAACCTAATATAGCTGGATGATTGTCGCACATTCTAAATACTGCAAGTTCCCATCCACTTCTAAAGTAAGGAACTCGTTTACCTAAGTATTTAGCAGGATTATTTGGAGTGAAACTGCCTTGGTGAAATTTTGGCACTTACTGTACACCAGTTTTCTTTACTACAGGTGCTGGTACTTTGTAAGATACGCCATTAATATTTCTAACTTTTTCACCTGTTTTAAGATTTCCATCCCATCTTTCTAATTCTGGTTGATTTGAAGTAACTGCACCTTTATTTCTTGTAAATTGAGCTTCATCTTCAGCTGTATTGTTTTCTGCATTTCCTGCTGACTTTCCAGTAGCATTACCAGTTTCATCTGGAACGACTGTATACATCCCAAATCTGGCCTGTTCTTCAGTTACTACGGTTGCTGATATGTTTGGACCAGTGCCAAATTCATTAGCTAGGTTTGGATTGTTAACATGATCTGGTGGCATTACAGTGTTTGAACTTAGTACCCTATAACCTTCATATCCAAATGTTACTCTAATAATTGATGCACCACTATCTGAATAGTCTAGTGTATCAGTATCAATGTTTTGAATATATGCGTTAAAGATTTCAATTTCACTCTCTAACTTTGCTTCCTTGTTATCTGGATCATGTCGTAATATTTTTATAGACTTAATGTATGTCTTTTCTTCGCGTAGTTCTAATCCTTTTGGACTAGTTAACCAAGTAGCATAATCTTCATCATTCATAGGACCAGCAAAGTAATATCTTGCGTAGTCCTTTAGGAATGTTTCAAATACAGCATCCTTTGTATCGTATGCTGTTAGTGTTATAGGAGTATAATCTATTCCTGTTTGAATAATACTTTTATTATTGTACTTGTTTAACGTTTGTGTTCTAAGTGTAAATGTCGGCATCTGAATATTAGCGATACGTTCTAGCTTTAAGGCCTCCGTTACACCGGTACGAGTAAGAGTAACAGTAAAGTTAAACTTATTTCGAGGTATCGCGTCTATTACGCCAGTTCTAAGAGCCTGGCTATAGATTTTATATCCTGCGTTCCCAATCGTCATGGTTAGTTCCTAACTATGTTACTTAGTCGCGCCAGTTTTTGTTCTATCTGCATCTGTAGCTATTGCACTTAGTACATCACTTCCATCAATAAGGTGAATTGCATTATCAAAACGTATTGACAATGTAACTTGTACCAT